CACATAATTAGATCCTCACGAACTCATAGAATGGACGCTTCTCTGGCCCATATTCTGAGTGCTTTTTAATGAATGTAAATCCCATCCATTGAAGCCAACGAACATGTACTTCATTCCTTGAGTCCACTACGTTAAATAATACAGGATACTCTTTAAGAATCTTCCGTAATTCTATTTTAGATTGTCGAAGAAAAGTACGCTTATCTTTTGTATCATCCAACATTGACTGACACCCTAACATCCATATACGACCAGAAGTTTCTGATTCAGGAACTACACCCCACATACCCATCCGATGTCCATGACGACTAATCATTGTCATGCAAGGACTACTCTTAAAGAAGCAATAGAATAAACTAGCAAGTGGCTCTAACCCTGACTGCGCCTTGATTTCTGCCATATCTTCTTCTCTCATATTGTCAGCAATCTTCTTAATATCATCTAATTGTGTGAGTCGTTGATACGCTACTGTCTCTTCGCTCTTGTGTGGTAGAACCCTTCCCACTCTGCGGATTGGAATCGACAAGGTAATGGACTCGTACTGCTAATTACTATCTTAGTATCTATATTGCTTGTCATCACAGGTACACGGAAAGATCCTGTAAGAACTGAAGGATCTCCTATTGCTGGTGGAGCTTGACCAACGATGACTCCGTTATATGGATAAGTGTTTGTGTCTCTACTTGCAGGGGTAACTTTCAACTCAAAGGCTGACGACTCATCAAAGATCACAGTCCATGTTCTCATCTGTAGTTTCGGTCCTGCTGCTAATGCAACACCACCACCTTGCGGTTGTTCTTTTATATATGGAGTACTGAACTCGTAAGTCATAGTGTATCTTTCACCGATAAAGAAGCGTGGTGTCTTACCTCCTACTACTGTCTTCAAATCTCCCAGGACTGTGATTGTATTAGATGTTTGAGACAGTGGTTCAATGACTTGTCCATGTCTTAGGAGAGTATTACCTTCCTCATATCTTCCTACTACAATCATCTCTGCCCCAGTATTGATAGGGTAGGGAAGAGTGATGACAGTCTCTACACCTAGAGCACCAGCATTATTAAGACTTGTCGAAGTAACTTCTGTCTCTGTAATTTTTCTATCTAACAGTATCTCTATCTCTGTTCCTGGGTCTACTTGCTCAGGTCTTAGTGATACTTTCTCTAGGTAAGTACCTGATTGAGACGAGGTTCCATCCTCGTCATATTCAGTAAGTACATATAAGTCACTACCTTTAATTGCAGCACCTATTATTTTCTTTGCACCACTAACTTCCCAATAAGACCAAGCTGACTGAAGCTTTGTGTCTTCTTCAAAGAAGAACTTATAAAGATAGATTCTCTTAGGTTGGTCAAGGCTGAGCATTGCAACAACATCTTCTGCGACAGCAGAGATAAGGTTACATAGATTTGTCGGTATATATCTAGGAATACTGGATGTTACATCTTCAGATAGAGGTACTGATCCACTGGAATCAGGAAGGAAGAACTCTCTTAATCCACTGAAGTTTCCTTTTGTGATAGGGAAATATGTATTACGACCAACAGCTATCGGGTCAACAGATATATCCATATCAAAGGAAGTCATCTGTGTGATGGTGGCTGTCTTAGGTGTTAGGGCAGAACCTACGTTCAACCCTGCATCTAATCTGAATTGAGCGTTCCTACTAAATAAGAGAAGGGTGTTAGCAAAGGCGACAGTAGATAGAAGAATGTTAATAGAACTACCACCGCAACTGAGATCTACTGGATCACTGTCCACCATGGTCTGAACAGTTTCAGGCCAGAAGCGTCCATAGTCATCACTAGCAGAAAGGATGACATTCTCGTTGGATAGCATTATTAATCTATTTCTGAACAGGTTTAGATTATTTATTGTGTTACCTACAAAGGTAGGTTCCAGTGCTGTCTTCTTGTCACCAGCTATGCGACCCGACCATGTAGTTCCATAGGTGATAGATTGATTGGATAATGTCTGATTAGTTCCAGGTGTATAAGTAAAAGTATCTTTGGTTGTAGCAGTGATAGGGAATACTCCTGGGTTATTAGGAGATGGTGAACCTCCAGGTCTAAAGAGTAGAAGCGTTCCACTTTCTATTCCATGATCTGTTTTAGTGACAGTGATTGTTGTGCCTGACTGTGCATAAGTAGCAGTAGTCTCTTGCTTTGTATATTTCTGAAAAGTAAAAGTACCATTTGAATTTCTAATTAATACATGAGGCATTGTTGCCTCGTCAAATCTATATTTAATTCCTGGTGCTACTGTCTCTCTCCATACTCCATCACCATATTCTCCAAGGGTTGCATAGTCTTTATTGACTGTGAACTTTACATAGTAGTCGTCATATCTAGTAGCTTGAGAGCCTTGTACTTTAACAATAAACCCTTCATATCCCTTGATAGGTAAGTCATCTAGATCATCGACAACACCTTTAATTGCCTTAGTTCCTTCTCCTGTCTTGTCATCTTTACTTGTAACTTCATAATCACTTCCATCATCTTTCTTTATATGGATTATATAGTCGTCATTGTTAACTGTGTATCCACTGATTGTATTTAATTGATCTGCAAGTTCGTCTGCAATGTCAACTGTTGATAGTTTCTTTTGTGGTACGACAGTGCAATTACCAGAGTTATTGCTTGAATCGTTTTGTGTCCCTGCTGTGTAATAGAACTGGTTAGTACTAGCAGAAGTTACATCATAAGTACCAGCTATCCCGCCAGATGCAGTAGCAAAAGTAATTTTAATCTTGTCGCCTGTTACCAATCCATGCGCAGTTGCATTAACCAAAACACTAGAACTATTAGCTGCTTGAGAATAGGAACATTCGATCTGGTCTCCACCAGCAGGAGGTGTTGTATATGTTTTGGTTGTGCCCCCTAATGTAACGCTGTACTCGGTGTCGTAATTGGCAACCTTAATGAACACCATTGCTGTTGGGTCAGTGATTGTTGCTGGTGACAAGTCGCTAGACATTGCCACTTCTTTTTCTTTGTTAACAATGAATGTGTAGTCAGCAATAGATGCAACTCTGAAATTCTCTGAAGGTTGACCAGCTACATCTAGGTAAGTAACTCCGTCTGGTGTGCTAGGGGTGACAAGTGTTCCGTCTAAGTTTGCTACCTTGATCGCACCATCTTGAATAATGATGATGTAGTTAATAGCATTAGTCCGTGAAACCATGTGAACAAATGGTCGGACTGTTGACTTGTTCTCAATAAATAAGCGAGCAATATTATTTAACGGTGGCCTCTTCTTCAGTCCTTCAACTGGACTCGACATACAATTAACTACTTCCTCTGCTTGTGATGCAAGTCTTAGTGCAGGTGGTTGTTGACTTATTCCATTAATAAGATTCGGAATAGAAGAAGTAATTAAAGGCATGACTATCTAAGAACAGTACGACTTGGTTGATAAGTTTTGAATACTCCTACGTGGTTAGGATTACCTCTAATCATATTGTGATCTCCTGCATTTGTTTCTTCTTCTAAGAACTGTGATCTTGCTTCTGCTTCTGCTGTGATATTTATCTTACTCAGATCTGCACTACCTAGTATCTGTTCTTGTAATGTCCGACCTGCCTTTGTCATTATGAATTGACGGGCATGTTCAGGTAGGTCATTCCAATCTAGGAAGTACGTTACATCTGCTTTTAAATCTTCAGTGAAGACAGAGGTATTCTTTCTTCTGTCGTATAACTTCAATCCTCTTTGAACTACCTCATTGTCTGGGTATTCATAAGGATCAATCTTCACTCTGCTTATATCTGAACTCAAATCAATTTCATTAGTACCAGCAGTACGAGCAAGGGTTCTCTCATAGTCAGTATTAAATGACCACCCCTCTGATTGGATTGTTCTGCTTGTTTCTTTTAATGTGTCGTGCGCTTGTTTAGCAAGACCGAACTGACCAGCCAAGGAGTTAACAGGTGCTTCACCCATCATCCTTAATACTTTGTTGACTGCTTCTAGTTCTGTTGTGAGATTAAGGCCCATAAGAAAAGAGGGGGCATAAAGCCCCCATAGTAATTAGCTGGTTGCCCAGTAAATTTCGATAGCACAGTCTGGACGTAGAACGCCAGTACCATGAACCATAGATCCGACCATGAATGTACCTTGCCATAGTGCATGTACATCGGAACCAGTTTGTTCCATCTTCAGATCCATCAACTTAACAGTACCAACAGCTTGCTTGTTAAAGACAAGACCTACGCTATCTGTGTAGTTAGCGTGGTATGTGTTGTTCTCACCAGTTACAGCAGAACGGTTTGTAGTTGGTAGATGGTTTGTCTTGATGATGCTGATGCCAGCTACCTTCAAGACTGTTCCATCTGCGTATGCTCCAGAACCACCCCAGTCTCTGTTGAGTACGTCTGTTGTCTGGGCCAATTTATAATATTCAGTTGGGCCAAGCGTAATGTACCTGTCATTTTCAGGCACTGAATTTAAATCAAACTGCTCGGCTGCTGACCACATTGCGGCAACTAAGTTCGCACCAGTGATAGCTGCTTTGTTAGCAGCAACAATCTTGATACGAGTACCACCAGGTAGATCAGTGTTAGCGTTAGTGCTAGTACGTGCTGCTTGAGCAATAGTAGCGGCTACGTTCTTATCGAATGTATTCGCAAGAGCCGTGCCCATCTCAACAGAATATTGAGATCTAACATCGTAATGATTCTTGGCCTCATCAATGTCAGCAATGAAAACTTGTGATACAAGCTTGTCATCGATGTTGATTGTTACCTCGGCGTGCTTGATAGCGTTGCCTGTCAGTTGGGTGCCCGGAACATGGTAGGCCGTAGAGCTGTTACCAATAATTGGGAACTGACTGCTTTTGCCTGATGCTATAGTCCGTACGTTATGTAGAGACTCGAACACGGTTGCTGCCTTGAACGAAGACAGAACCTCTCCCGAAAAGGTTTTAAGGAATAGAGCGTCATAGCTAGTACCCGTAGCATTTACGAGACCTAGCCTTGAGCTAGTAAAGTTAGCCATACAATTTGTACGGTAGATAGAAAGGGT